CAGCGCTTCCCACTTTTCATTGATGCCGTCGAGCACACTGTCGATAATCGCGCTGCCCATGGCTTTGAATTTCTCCGGCAGCGCGGCAATATCGCTGATGATTTCCGTCCATTTCTGGCTGATGGTCTGCCTGACAATCGCCCATGCTGCCGACACGCCATTACTGATAGCCTCCCACAGCGCCCTGAATTTCGGCCCCAGCGTCTCCCAGTGCTGCCAGATGTAAATCGCCCCCATGGCAATCAGGCTGACCGCCGCCAGAATCGGGTTCGCCATCATCAGGCGGCCCAGCCACACCACACTTTTACCGGCACCGCTAATCGCGCTGCTAATCAGGCCGAACGCGCCGCCGCCTTTGATACCGAGAATAGAAAACTGCAGGCGCATCAGTGCCAGCGGACCGAGCAACGCAGCCACCGCCAGCATGACCGTTCCGAGCACCACGGCGAGCGCGGCGAATGCCGCCCCCACTTTCAGCAGACCGCCCGCCAGTCGCGGGTTTTCTTCCACCCAGCGCCGGAACGTGCCGGTGACTTCTTTCACCGTGTTCATGATGGACAGCAGCGGCTCGCGCAGCGTTTCGCCCAGACTGCTGAACGCGTTCTGCGCCCCCGTTTTGACCAGCAACCACTGCGCGGAAAGAGAATCCTTGTTGATATCGGATTCTTTCTGCATGGAGCCATTCGCGTCACCGCCGGCCGTGAGTCTGAGCTGGCGCTGCAGCTCCGGCAGGTTGTTCGCGAGCTTCGCCGCATCGTCGCCAAATTCTTTGCCAAACAGCATCGTCATGGCAGACAGGCGCTTGTCCTGCGGCAGATGGTTGACCTTCTCCAGCACGCGCTGAATGGTCCCCATAGCGTCCTTTGTCATCTGCTTTTCAAGCTCTGCTGGTTTCAGCTTCAGGAGATCCATACCGTCCATGAATCGATTGCTCTGCATGGAGGCAATCGACAGCTCGCGCACCATGGCGTTCGACGCGCTGGCGGCAATTTCAGGCGCAGCGCCCAGTGACAGGAACGTGGAGCCGAGCGCGGCGGCCTTGCGATAATCCAGACGGTCCGCCACGCCCCCCATACGCTGCAGCACGTCGATAATGTCAGCGCCCTTTGACATGGCGTTACTGGCATCCACACCGCGCAGATTCAACAACTCACAAATTTTCTTTTCCTGTTCCGTCAAAGGGCTGGCTTTTGGTCTTACTTTTACGCGCTTTTTACTAGCCCTTACCGCTTCGCTTAACCGCTGTGCTATTACCCGCTTATCCTTTCGGGATAAACAGTCGAAATCCTTCCAGCTGTCACCGTCACTTTTGCCCGTGTTGTCCTGATCGGCGCATTTTTCAACCTCCCGCGGCTCCCGCGTACAGTTATTGACAGAACTCCGAGGGGCGGCGGGGCCGCCTGAAAAATCAAGTTCAAAACCCGAAACGCCGTCGTCCTGACGTTTCGGCACAATTTTGTATTTGGTAGTGCGCGTATGAATCAGCGATTCCCTCCCACAGATCGGGGAGTAAACGCCGGAAATTTTGGAAATGTCATCCCCGTAAAGGTTGCCGTTTTCGGTGACTTCATAGCTGAGACGCACGCGCAGGAGTTCACGGGAAACCAGCGGTCCACCCTGAGCACTCACGTATAGATCCCACGCGCTGCTGTCGGCGGCCTGACGCACTGGCTCAATTTCGGGGTGCAGGACCAGCTCACGATCACCGAGGCGACGTAATTCACGCCACACTGTTACCGGTGCGCCACCTATTTGCTGGAACTGGCGGATCGCCCAGCGAGACGCCCAAGCACTCACGCGGCGTGCCATCTCTTTCAGAGGCTTGCCGGTTTCATCATCCAGATCGTCATCAAGCTGATAGCCATCGATATTTTTAGAAATGTATTTAGCGATATAGCCTGTTGCGCTGCCCTTCTCTTTCTCAATGGGTTTCATTTCGAAGCGATTCTCAGCAGCGCCTGGCTCATTTCCATCCTCACGCATTGCGTGCTCACGAAAGATTGCTGTTGCCGGTTCGATATGCTCCTGGTGCATGAAAAGCAGGAGGTGCCAGTGCGGGGTTTCATCGTGGTGAGGTTCAACAACGCGGAAACCAAACACGCGAATGCCATTGCGAAGCCAGGCCGCACGCGTGCGCGCCCATACTTTGCAAAGATATTTCTGTGTTTCACGCGGTGAGATACCGCTGTATTTGTTGTTTCGGCGGCCGTCATACTGCATTGAGTGATATTTGGATGGAGCGGTAAGGGTAAAGAACGCCCCAGCCAGCCCGGCCTCATTTGCTAAATCTTCAAACCCACGCATGCGCGCCATCAGTTCACGGCGTCGGTTGGCTGGATTGGCAACGCTGCCGGCCACTTTATCAATCAGGGACACACGTTCGCCGGTGTCCTCATCTTCTAGCTCCATCGCTTTCAGAAATTCGCGATTGGCTTTCTTTTGAGCCGTCCACTCCTGCAAACATGGATCGCTGCAATAAGGTGCGGATTTTTTGTGTACATATCCAGCCGCGACCATCAGATGCTCACGCCAACGGGAATGCATACGGCGTAGACGATTAAGCCACCACTGCGGAGACTGTAATCGGGCCACTGCTTTCAGGGCATCTTCCGCTTCCAGCTCTTCTTTGCAGTATGCTGTCCAGCACGGGACCGGTGTTTTAAGGTGATTAGCAAGAAACCCCATCCGGCCATAACCTGACAAAGTGGCGAAATGGGGATCGGACGTGCGGGCCATCTGGAAATCAAACTCGCGGTTAAACTCGCTACCCAACAGATCAGCAAGGTTATGCGCCAGTCTTTTCAGCTCTTTTTTACCAGCCCAAAGCAGGCGCCAGAATTGCTCGCGCAAAGGCAGTAAAGCCGCTGGCATAACCTCCTGCGGCAGATACTGCTCATTGACCTGGTCTATACGACTCAGAACGAATCGCTCAAAAGTATTTATCAGCCAGGCATCTGCCGCTTTTTTCCCTTTGCGGTCCACCTGCTCAAGTTTTTGAACATACATACGACGAACAAAATGAGGCAGCGAAGCCAAGCGACGACGAACCGCCCGGCTCCGGTCTGGTGCCTCATCTGTTTCAGCCAGTTCGGCAATCGTCAAAAGCTTGCGATTGCCGTCCGGCGTCAGATACATGATGCCGCGTGCGCTATCGGTATGCTCATAACCTCCGATAGCTGGACGCGGAGCATTCCATGAGTAAGGGAATTCAGTGTCAGACATCCTGACACCCCATCATGTAAGCCTTAATAAAGGCAGTAGCTGCCTCAGCGTTTATGGCATTGCCGTAGCCTTTGATTCTGCCGACACGGTTGCTGCTTGCCACTCTCGCCACCCCGGACTCGACTCGTCCCACGCGCGCGGTAGCCCCATCAACCAGCGGGAATGAGCCGGGTTCAACTGGACGCCATTTGCCATCTCGACATAAGAGCCAATCCGCATCTCGCCAGAAACCGTTAACCTCAAGGGGCCGCATATCCCCGCAAAATCTTGAAGGCGCTGCTGAGTCTTGCTCCCGTCCTGGCGATACATGTTCATTGCTGAATTGGTTGATGGAGAGCGTGTGTTGCTGGTTGTTGGCGTCGGCCATCCCGAGAGTTTCACTTGCTGCGTTAGACTGCTTCCGCTCATTCCCGGCGTGATTCCCGTCCCGCCGCGAGTTCCATCTGAATGACTCGGAGTTGTCCATGCTGCCAGCACCGCAAAATCCTGAAGATTTGGCTGCCGACCGGCTTCCTTTCTCGCCATTACCTTTATCCAGTCCTGGTAGCAATTTTTGACATTGCTCGCCAGAGGACTCGGCCACCCAGTAAGCACGCTCTCTGATGTGCGGCGCGCCGACGCTCGCTGACGTGAACGGCGTAAGCCCGAAGGCGTAGCCCATTCCTTCCAAGTCTGATTGAACAAGGTCGAACCAACCATTTGCGTTACCAGCTGCAACCTGTTCGCCAAAGACATGCTTAGGTTTGCACTCGCTGATGAGGTGGAAGAAGTGGGGCCAAAGGTGCCGCTCGTCAGCAAACCCATTGCCTTTGCCTGCCGCGCTGAAAGGTTGGCACGGGCAGGAACCTGTCCAGACTGGCTTGTCGTCAGGCCAATTGGCGAGGCGCAGGGAATGAGACCAGACACCGATCCCAGCGAAGAAGTGGCACTGCGTGAAATCTCGCAGTTCGTCAGGTGTGACATCTTCAATACTCCTTTCATCAACTTCGCCAGGTGCGATATGACCGCCAGCGATCAGGTTACGCAGCCACTGCGCTGCAAATGGGTCTATTTCGTTGTAATAAGCCCACGCCCTCACGCCTGCACCTCATACTTCACGCTGCAGTCAGGACCGGTTGCAGGATCAAATCCAAGCCAGTGACAAGATTTTGAAGTAGCGATGATTTCCACTGCGGACTTACCATCACCGGCCGCAACACCCATACTGCGATTTGCTGTAAGGCGGTGATGAATGAAGTTTCGGTAAAGGGAGCGTGTAAGCGAGGTATCGCTGTTTGAAACAATGACCGGATGGCCCTCTAATGAGCGGCGCTCAAGGATAGATGCCAGACGATACTGATCGTTCTCTGTAAAACCGGCAGTGTGGTAATTACTAAAAGTCCCGTCATAAGGAGGGTCGCAATAAATCACATCGCCCGTCTGCAACAAAGCCAACGTTTCTTCGTAGTTAGCGCAAACAAAGGTGGCTCGCTTCGCTTTCTCAGCAAATGAGCGGATTTCAGTTTCAGGAAAATATGGCTTTTTATAATTACCAAAAGGGACGTTGAATACACCGCTTAGGTTGTAGCGGCATAATCCACGATAACAATGGCGGTTTAGATAAAGAAAATATACGGCACGGTGCAGTCTGTCTAATTGCGGATCGTGGTTAAACGCTTCACGCACACGATAATAATTTTCAGCGAAAATAAAACTTTCAAATACCGCCTTAGCAAGATTAATAAAGTTTTCTGCATCTTCTGCAATAGTACGATACAGATTAATTAAATCTGGATTGATATCTGCGACAAGATAATGAGGATAGTCTGTTGCCATCATCACTGCGCAGGAACCCGCGAAAGGTTCAACCAGACGCGGGCCAGCAGGAAGGTGTTTTTTCAGTTCTGCCATAATGGCGGTTTTGTTTCCCGCCCATTTCAGAATAGTGCTCATACAACGCCCCCGTTGTAGTGCTTGCCTTTAAGCTCAGCGATTTCCTGACAGGTAACGCAACACTGCACACCGGGTATAGCGCGGCGGCGAGCTGGCGGGATCGGAGCATCGCACTCCGCACAGAGAACACGGGAAACGCCCGGCACTTTGGCGCGGGCATTGTTGATATGGCGCTCACGATCTTCCTGTTCGCGTAGCTGAGCGAGGTCCATTGAATCAGCCATTAGTGCAGCTCCTGCGCTTCGTTCTGGATTCGTACCGCTTCAACACGAAGCAGCTCTGCCGCCTCGATATGGCTCAACCGACGGGAAACGATGAGCAAGGCCAGACTATCCAGACGTGCCGCCATTGCATCAGCGCGGCAACGGCGCTCATCCATGCGCGTTTCATTTAACAAAGCGAACAGGCCAGCATCGTCTGGACCTATTTTTGTTGAGCGGGTTTTCAAATTTTTCATATTCATTTCCTCAGAATTCGGGCAAAAAAATGCCCGGCGGGTTTACGCCATAAAAAATGGGGTAATTACTTAGATATAACCGGAAACCGGAATAGGCTTGTTTTTAATTTGGTTAATAATTTCAGCTTGCAAACCTTCTTTAAACTCTTTACAGCACTCCCATTCAGGATCGACACGCAAAACTGCACCATCACGAGTTTTAATTTCAAAACCTTCCACCATATTTGGGATTATCACGCCCAAAATAATTCTCAACTCATTACGAGACATGTTTCACTCCTTTAATAATCAAGTGAGCAATGCGAATAATTAAAAAAGCTGACGGCTTAGTCGTTTTTGTTATCAGCCCGTTTAATAATTCGGACTGATCGCAGCACGGGTGCCAGCGCTTGCCGTTATCTCCTGCAATCCAGCCGTGGCCGTAGTGCATTGCTGGGCTTTGCTTCACCAGGAGCGAGGCGAAAGAAGGTTCGTTTTTCAGCATGACCACCTCACATAAACCCGAAAGTCGCACTGATACCTGTAACCGTATCAATAGTGCTTGCCATGGCTGGGTTAGCCTGCAGACGCGCCTGCATGGATATCGCAGCCAACGCCATAAGGCGGGTGACGGAATTGATGCTGCTGATCACATCACGACGCCCAGCTGTAGTCCCGACATCACCGGACACAGCACCTGCAGCCACACGACCAATTTCAGCTGTCGCGCTCATTACGTAATGCGGGAGTTTTTCTTTTGCCACTTCGTTCGTGGGTACGCACGGCAGGCAATGAATTTGAGCCAGGAACCCATCAACCAGCGTGGAGTCCTCAGTGATATCCGTCAGCAGCCAGATTTCCGGCGCCGTGAGCTGATGGGGCTGCTCAGGGTTAAGCTTGTTGCGCAGTGTCTGGACCTTCATTCCTGCGCTATCTGCCAGCTTCGCCATATTATGACGCAGCGCGAAAGCGCGGCAGGCTTCATCAAAGTGAGGTTGTTTGGAAACTCGATAATCAAACATGCTGTAAGTCCTTTTCTATCCCAAAATGGAACTATCAGGCTTGCATGACGACTTCACAGCCCTGGGCTGCTTCCATCGTCAAAGCAAACATGTTGATTTCGATGAGACTGTTAACGCCCGCTTTCTTTCTGATTGGCAAGCGATTCTCGCGGATCATCTGGCGGACATAGCTTGGCTTATAGCCAGTACGGCGGCAGAACTCATCCAGTGTGATGTAAGGCTCAGACACCACAAGATTGATACTAGGACGCATTGAAAAATTGCTTTTCATGATGCACTATTCCTCAGTTTGTGTTTAAAACTTCACTATTCGGATGTATTCGCACTTATTCCGAACACCACAAAACCGATAATAGGATCGCATTTTAAATATGTCAAATACAAAAGAAACCCCAATGGCGATCTCTCCATTTAACTTTCCATCTCAAAGTGGAGGGAAAGACGCCATAACCCGCGTAATGCAGGCATACGGATTTTCCACACGACAGGCTCTTTGTGAGCATCTTGGAGTGTCTCAAAGTACGATGGCAAACCGCTGGATGCGTGACACGTTCCCCCACGACTGGCTAATTGCCTGCCATCTTGATACAGGTGCATCGCTATTGTGGTTAACAACTGGTCAAGGCAACTCTGGAGTGGAGAACGCCCCTGAAAATGGATTGCGTTTGCAATACAAAGAAATCACAAACGGGATTACATCAAGCCCGACAGTGGTTCATTACGATTCGCTGCTAATCCCTAAGAACACAGCAAACCTCTCTTTAGTGAAATTTGAAGGGGATATATATCTGGTAGAAGAATACAAAGGGGAAGTAAACGACGGAGTATGGTTTATAGAAATTGATGGTTTTTCCAGCATTAGACGAATCTACAGATTACCTGGCTCACGGCTGCGCGTTGAGAATGGGCCTGCCTCTTTCGAGTGCGAGGCGTCTGGGATTTTGGTCTTAGGGAAGATTGTAGGCAAAACAACTTTCACGGAGTGACTATGTTGACGTTTATTGAATTAGCGCTAGTTCTTATTTCTGGCCTCACACTGGCTTACCTCACATCCAAAGAAAAACAAAAAGGGGCCTTTGCCAGCTTTATATATCTTTGCGTCGGCCCCTCGCTCCTGCTCACTCTGATGCTATTTGCAATATATCTCTCACCGACAGTTCAGCACATCTTTTCCGTAGTAGTTTGCTTACTTGCAGTCGGGAAAATTAAAGAATATCGAGATAACGTGAGCAAGCAATAATGACTGTAAACAAACTCCCCTCAGGAAAATGGCAAGCTCAGGTGTTCCCCAATGGTCGGGACGGGCGGCGAGTGCGCCGCCAGTTTGCCACCAAAGGAGAGGCCCAGGCCTTTGAGCGTCACTTGAAAGAACAGACGCAAGATAAGCCCTGGCTGGGTGAGAAGTTAGACAGACGTCGAGTCACTGATCTCGTTGAAACTTGGTTCAACGCACATGGCGTCACTCTATCTGATGGAGTGAAACGCAAGGGGGCGATGGAGTTTGCCTGCTTGGCGATGGGCAACCCGTTAGCAAGCGAGTTCAACGCTAAGCTATTTGCAACCTACCGCGAACAGAGGCTAAGTGGAAAAATCACCCGCTCAGATCGCGTTAAGTCCGTTACCCCACGCACAGTTAATCTTGAACTGGCTTATTTTCGGGCCATGTTTAACGAGCTAAAAAGGCTTGATGACTGGAAAGCACCGAACCCGTTAGAGAACGTACGTGAGTTTAAGATCAGTGAATCCGAGATGGCTTATCTCACCATTGAGGAAATCAGAACCCTACTCGCAGAATGTGAGAACAGCAGATCTAAAGATCTCACAACTATTGTGAAAATCTGTCTGGCAACAGGTGCACGATGGAGTGAAGCCGAAGGTTTGAAGGGAAACCAAATCCGAACAGGTCAGATCATATACGTTAAAACTAAAGGCAAGAAAAACCGAGCGGTGCCGATAACTGAAAAGTTACAGGCTGAGCTGCCGTTGAACAGGAAGGTACAACCACTCTTTACGGCATGTTATTCGGCATTTAGAAAGGCAATGCAGCGTGCCGGTATTGAGACACCTTCTGGGCAGCTGACGCACGTTTTGCGCCATACCTTCGCTTCTCATTTCATGATGAACGGCGGCAACATCCTTGTGCTTCAAAGGATATTGGGGCATACGGACATTAAGGTGACTATGCGGTATGCTCACTTTGCACCAGATCATTTATCAGAGGCTAAGTTTTTAAACCCTCTAAATCGGATGGAACCATGATTATAAAGAAATCATTTCCACGCTATGATTTTAATTTTGAACTTTCACTAAGCCTTATTAGATGGCTTATTTCTCTGGTGAACATACGTTTCACATTTAGTTTTAAGGAATAAACATGAAAGATATGTTTTTATATTTAACTCGCTCCTTTATGGATATTTTACCTTACCTTTTACTTCTTTATGTAGGGGGCAGATACTTTTTAACTCCTCTAGCAAATTTCTTTGTTAAAAATCTATTAGACTCAGGAAAAGATCGATATAGCGCAAATAATGAGAATAATGAAATTGCTCAACAAAAGAAAAATGGAACATCCAAAGAAAGCATTGATGAATTAGAAAAACAACTTCATGAATTAATTTTACGAGAAAGTGGAAAAGAGTATTTTGATAACTTTAAGGATGAAGTAGAGAAGGCTATTGAGCTCAAACAAGAGAAATTGACAAACAATGTTATCTCTGAAGCTATTTCAGATAATAATATTGAAAACACAATAACAGAATCAATAAGAAACACAATTGATAAAAAAGCAAAGGAATTGGTTAGAGAAAATGCGCACTTTGCTATTTTAGAGAAAGAAACCTTAGACAGAATAAACTTAATAAAATTATCCTCATTTCTAGAACATTTAGAAAAAGAATACGATGCAACCAGAAGCACTAAAGCCCTGATGAGTAATATATTCATCATTGTTAATATCATTTACTTTTTTGGTTTACTTTACTTCTTAGTATTAGGGCTCTCCCTAGTAACATCATCCACCCTCTATATAGCACTTTCATTTTCTTACATTGGCTTAGGTGCTTTTGTTGTTTATATGATTAAATTTTGTAATGCACGTAGCTTAACACTGCTTTCGTTAAGAGAAGATTTTATAAAACGAGAAAAAATAATTCAAATGGCAGATAAGATGATAGAGACTGGCACAAATGAACACCATGTAGCCTTATTGCAGATAATTAATTCAAGTGTAGCAACTAAAGAGCAAAAAATTAGCCACCCTTATGAAATGCTGTTATATGGAATTAAGGACTCAAATATTATGTTTAAGGGTGGGAAATTTGAGATAAAAAAAGAGGCACCAGCAAAACAATAAATAACCTTGCGAAATAATAACGGGAATAAATCTTTGGTTTAATATTAAGTAATGTGGCAGCAAAGTGGCAGCAGAGCACAACACTATGCGCCACTTTTCATTACTATTCGACTTGGAGTAAACATAAAAATCAGTAAGTTACTGATTTAGCTTACTTTAAAAAAGGACTCATAATCGCTTGGTCGCTGGTTCAAGTCCAGCAGGGGCCACCAGATACAGCAAGGGCTGGAGAGAAATCTCCGGCCCTTTTGCTTTTCTCGGGGATATGTTGAAACGGAAGCCATAGGGACTCAGGGTTGATTTATGACCGTTTATATCATCTCATCACAATAAAAATGCATATAGACGCAGAAAAAACGTTCGTTCAGTTGGTTCACGAGTCTCTAAGCCACGCTAGCCATGGATTTTTGCAAACCAACAAACAGTAAAATGAGGTTGGTTCAGTCAGATAAATTGTTGGTTCATTACCCCCTACCCCTCAATATAGGTGCTTTAGCACTTCAATCCCCC